CGGCATCACTTTACCGTAAGCAACCTTGTTTCGTGAAAACACATCGGGTTGGACCGTACGGTCAAACCAGTTGGCCACGAAGCGCTGACGGTTAGTGATACCAGACAGAAACTCTGACACCCTTGTAGGCTCGAGTCCGAAGCCCCCGAGAGAGCGGGGGGCAAACCAATTCATGAGATGGCTGGGAATCTCTTTGAGTTGGTCCGACCAGACAGAAAGGAACAGACTATTAAGTCTGTCCCGGTCCGGTCCGGTACTCGAGTCGAGGAACTGCCTCTGCCAGGCAGGTCCCAGGATGAAAAAGCAACTTAGTAAGTCCATGTCAGGGGATAGAGGTGGGAGAATGAGAGTTGATGTCTGAGGACACCAAACTCTTTCCCACGTCTCAGGCGACCTGCCAGAGGGTATGAACATGGTGGAGTTAAGCTGTAGGAAGCGGTTACTCCAAAAGTTCTTACCCTGTGAAGGGGCAAGGCCAAAGAAACTGGTGACAAGCTGCCACCTCCGATAGGAGGCGGGGCGTGCTTTGAAACCAATGTCATCCCCATTAACGGCTATACCGCAACGGTGAACGTCGCGAGGCCGTGAGCTCTTGCCAAGAGCAAGCATGGACATAGCTAAGTTTGCAATACAAAGGACTGGAAAGGAAGTAGGCGAACCCATCAGCTGGCCCCACTTTTGGTTGGACATAGTGGTAAAGTATGAGGTCTCGGTCTCCCCCCCGGCGGGGGGAAGCTCGATCTCATTCGGTATCAAATGCCCAACAAGTGAGTCCATGAACAGTTTCGACATGAAGGGTGACAGGCCCAATTCCTCGGAGAACACTTCCACAACAATGGAAGAGCACCGGGGGTTGAGTTCATCTGTAGCACCCTTATAGTCGCCACTGGCATAGCACTCCCCATCTTCCAGAGGTTCAGACAGAACCTTGGAGATGATACCCGCAGCATTAAAAAGGGGATCAAGTGATCGTTCCTTAGTAAGCTGAAAGTTGGGGAGTGCCTGCAATGCTGTGTGCATAGCCTTCTGGATGATAGAAGAACGCCAATAGGCGAGGGAGGGACCCTTGGAGATCATGCGAACCTTAAACGGTTCAGCAAGACCCACAGGAATCACTTCCATGCCCTCCATAAGGTCAGTCCAGGAGCCGACGGTGAAGATGTCTTCAGCGGCTCGAGGGACGTAACCATGGACCTCACAGGTTTCCCCGTTGAGTTTGGCGTAGCTGGCAATCCGTACCTTGCGATAGCGGACTATTGACTCTACGGGACACTCGAAGAGAACTCCGACGTGGAGTTTTCCTCGGCCATCACGAAGGTCACCCTCAAACTTGAAAGCCTTACCGGCCTCCGAAAGTTTCGAGAAGGTGTCCTGATTGTGTTGGCGCGTAGGGTCAAGATCTTCTGAAGACCAACCGGTAAGTGATTCAATCACCGACCTGGTTAGTAAACCAAAAGATCCTCCCTCCGCAGTGGAAGAGTCACTGCGGGCCTTACTGGAAGGAACCCCCAAGGTCACACGATCACGTAGGGAACTGCTCAGAGCTTTCGCTATGGCAGTAACGTATGTGGTGTAACCCTGAAAAGTGGGTTGGGGTCCTTCCTCAGGGCCGTAGTGCCAGCCTTTCAACTCGACAATCCCGTCGGAACTACCACCTGGATTTACCCAGCTCAGGGGTAAAAGGGCAGTTCCGTCATTACGGGATTGGGACAACTTGGGGCCCCACTCTGCAATAGTCTGCTGTATGCGATCCTTGCCTATAGGAGGCTGGGACGCTTTGAGATTATTGACAAGCTGCAGCATACGAAGGCTGGCTTGTAGAGATGACCTGGTGCCGGCCTGATTTACGTGACAGCGAGAGCTGACGAACGTATAGGCGGCACCACCGAGAAAATGTTTCTCGTTGGGATCAATCAGAGGGGGGCACTTAGGCTTAGTACCAAGTTGGTCCAAGTGGGAGGCCATGACGGTTGTGGTGACATGTTTCAGCCAATACTCCGCCTGACCTCCCAAGTTGAGAAGAAAGTACTTCATAGCATACCGACGCAACCAGTCCCACTCTACGTGAGATAGGTCGTGTCTCCTATCGAAGCCTGCCGCCTCAAGCCAACGTAAGAGCACATGCGAGGAACGAACACTCTTAACCCAAAAATCTGAAATAACAGAATCCAAGGGCTTATAGAATGAATGCCTCATGTGCTCAGACATCGAACTGAAGGGAACACCCTGATCCAACAGATCAAAGAAGGAGGAGGGGTCGACGGGGGAATACGAGATAAGACAATTGATGGCGAGTTCAATCACATCACCGGTTCCAAACTTTGAACCGGTGCCGAATGACAGGTCAGCATCTCTAATTTCGATTTCCTTGGTGCCAGGTACATAACCTGGCAACTCCCGTACCCCAAGCCCCTCAAGATCCGAAGGGGAAAGACGCAAGTGGGTAAAGTCAACAACAGGGACACGACCGGAAAGTAAATTCCGGACGGACCCAATTGACCTGACCCATTTCTTGCGAGCCTCCCTGGGCTCCGGCATGCCACGATGTCCTTTGCGACCATATACTTCCTCATGGTTGCATTGGATAAAAGTGGTCATTACCATTTCCAACCGGGTCATCGCATGATCCCTCACCTTGTTAAGGATAGGGAGAACCGAATGACCAGGCAGGACGACAGTACCAACACTGTCTAGGGTACTAGAGTCAGAATAACTGGCCCATGACTCAGGTAACTTGTATGTAAGTTTACCTGGTCCTCTCGTACCTTTAAGAGAGGAGACGACCCGGGGGAACCTATTGTTCCGGGGCCTGTTCCCGCCATGATACACTCCTATCCCAACACCACTTTCTGCTTGTCTAACAGTCCGTGGGGTCTCCAGTCTTCGGTTCTGGACCTTGCTCATGGCAACAAGGGGGGTCTTTGGGTTAGTGGTTGTGGTGGGATCCTCATCCTGCATCTACGCTAGCAGGGACGTCCGGATTGACGTGGGGTTGGGTAGAAAGCCCAACCCGCTAGGAGCATCCGTCGATGCACCTTGTCGCGGTTACTAAACAGTGCACGTTACACTGTGTCTCCAACCTCTTCAACTGCCCGATGAACAGTAGCTCCGTAAGGGAAGAGGGAGAAACAAATGGTCCGACTAGTAGTCGGGGAGTTTAAGGAAACTCCTCGTTCAGGTGTTAATATTCACCACCGGTCAACCTACATAACCAATAGTGTCCAAGACACCGTGCCG